GTCATATTTGGACTTATCGTCACTCTGGGTAGCCCGGCTGGACTTGTTACCACCTTTCGGGCTGCTTATCTTAGGGGGTGTTTTCGGTGTATCATGACTCGGAGTCTGGTTTGCAGCCAAAGCCTCGTCAATCTTCATGGCAGCAAGGCGGGCATCGGCAACGTCCTTGTATGTTTTGATTACTTTGCCGTTTTGTGTGACGATGAAATCCGTGGTTTCGCCGGCATCAATCTGCTGCTTTAGGGAGAGCTTGGCAGCCTCCAGCATGTTTTTGTCCCAGTTCTTGAACTCGTTTTCCATCGTGCCGAACGAATTTTGCGCATCGGTCACGACTTTGTCATATTCCCTCTTGCCGTCACGCATCTCGGCGACATAACGGAGCACCGACCTCACGTTGCTGGCATCGTTCCATCTGCCGCGCTCTGACCGCTTTTCGCCGAATGCTTTGCCGAGCAGGTCTTCGGTGCTGGTGCTCAGTCCTCCTATGCGGTCAAAATCGCGGCGGATGATTTCCAGCAGCGTGTCACGCTGCTTCTGGTCCTTGACCTTCTTGTTGAGCACGCTCATGATGCCGTCCATCGCGCCCTTTTTCCGGTCGGAGTAGGTCTGTCCAGCTTCTTCGGTGACCGACTTCAATGCCCTCGCGTTTGCCGATTCGCGGGCTGCCTGTGCGAGGCGCAGATAGGCAGCTTCAAGATCTATGATGTGTCCCTCCTCGTCTATCAGACCTGTAAGATACTGGCCATACTGGTTGATGATGCTGTCTTTGGCCTGGCGGTATTCGTCAGTGCCTTCCTCTGCGGATTTCAGCGCACCGATAAGCAGGTCTATGTTGCCCATCTCGCTTTGTATTTCTGATGATGCACGTCCCATCGCATCCTGTAGACGCTTGGAACTGTCGGCTGCATCGTCGCTTGCGTTGGCGAAATGCTCTATGATAGCGGTGACTGCTACTATTGCTGCCCCGATGACAGATGCGGCAAGCAGTCCGCGTAGTCCGATCTTGAGCACCGCAGCCTGTTTCGCCGCCATGCCCTCCGATGCCGCCAGTGCGTCAAGCCCCGCTGCGGTTTCCTTGCTCGTGACGGTGAGTATCTTGAACACCCCGTTGGCGGCGAGGGTTTTCATTGATGTGATTTTGGCAGCAATGCCCAGCTTGGAGAATCCGTTTGCCACAATGAAAAGACTCGCTCCTATTGTGGTAAGTTCGGAAGCCAATGTTATGAAAGGCTGGATGCTTGCTGTCTTGGATGCGATGAAATCAGTTACGGTCGCCCATTGATTACGCATCTTCTGAGTCTCTGCCTCGCTGGTGCTGCCCATTTCGGCAAATGCGGAGTTCATGGTGCCGGCACTCGCAGCCATCACGGCGATGTTGGCAGAGAACTTGTCGGCGAGTTCGCCCTGCAGGGGGATCAGCGCACGCAGGGCTTCCGCACTTCCGAACAGTCTGCCGTAGACCTCCTGCTCGAGAGTCCCTGTAGCCTGTGCATAAGCCTTAATGCTCTGGTCAAGCTGGCGCAGAAAGTTCTGGAAACCGCCAGCAGCCTGTATGGCGGCAGCGTCAAACTGCACTCCCATATTCGCTGCCATCTCAGCCGCCTCGCTGCTGGGCTTGACAAGTGCGGTGAATATGGCAGCTAACTGTGTGGAGACCTCGGCGGTGTTGCCGCTCACGCCTGTGAGCGTGGCAAAGGTACCCATGAGTTCATCGATTGTTACGCCCAGCGTGGCGGCGTTGCCTGTCACCCTCGGGAGTGCCTGTGCCAGCTGCTCAAACGAAGTCACGCCGTTCTTGGCTGTAAGCTGGATTTTGTCCTGTATGTCGGCGGCAGACTCCCATTCCAGCCCGTAGTTCTTGATGACGGTAGCCGTCACGCCCACGACCTTGTTGATGTCGGCGATGCCTCCGACAGCCGAGCGGGCTGAGGCGTTGAGAAACTCCATCCAGTTGTTTTCGGGGACGCCGTTGGAGATGGTCTGGTAGAGGCCGTTGGCAAGAAGGTCACGTGCGAGTGGTATCTCCTTGGCGAGGTCGGCAACCTGATCCTTGAGCTGCCCGAAGCCCGCACCCTCCTTGCCGGCCATCGTGTTGGCAGCCCGCATCGCCTTCTCAAACTGGACGCTCTCGGACGTGAGCTGCTGTAGACCATCGGACAGCTGTTTGATAGAACTCGCGAAGGCGGAAACGCCAGCGGCAAATGCCGCGAAATTCACAAATTGTTTGTTTAGCTTCTCGGCCTCAGATACGGTGTTGCTAAGGAACTTCTGAAGCTCCTTGGCATCCATGGCAAGGGTTTTAAGTCCATCGGCACCATCCTGAATGCGGAAACTTATTGAAATCGTGCTGTTTGAGGCCATCTTTGTTTGTTATTTATAGGTCTTTTTATTATATTTGTGCAACTAAACCCTGTTACTATGTCTGATTTCTTGATTGATTGCTTGCAAAAAATGATAAGTTATAGTCTGCTTATCGGATTTTGGATTCTTTGTATAGGCGGATTCTGGGGGGTGATTGAGATGAACCGTCAACCTAAAAAGAAAAATGTCCCTTTCCCTGATGAGATAATCATTAAGATAGAACACGTCAAGGCTGAGGATACAGAGGTTGTTGCCAGTACAGAAGTGGAAGCCCCAAAGGAGGGTGATGCCTCATCGTCGCAGGGCTAAGGGTTTATCTCGTCGCCTAATCTGCGGACCAGCCGCTCAAACCTCATGCGCTGCTCCTCGGCTGAAAGCCGGGGGGCTTCTTTTTTCGGCATGTGCTTCATGTCCCATGGGAAGGGGAGCAGCTGGCGCGGTGTCAGCTTCTTGCGGGTGTGGGGCTGGATGCAGATGGCGGCAAGGGTGCGCGTGCGCTCCCATGAGTCGCGGCTGCGCCCCTCGGTCATCTCGCGCCATGCTTCCAAAATGCTCTCAAATTCTCCGAAAGTGCAGTTGCAGAAATCGCCATAGGACATGCCTATGCAGCCTACGGCGATTCCCAACAGCTTATGGATGCCTACAGGCTTTTTTTTTCACCCTCAGGAGCTTCGGACCCGTCGCTGGTTGTCCTCGAGCTGATAGCCTCGTTCCATGCCGCCATGTCGTCGGGGGTGACGGCATCGGCGAAGTCGAGGAGTGACATCTCGAATGCTTTGCCCTCGCGCTTGGATGCTGAGACCGCGCAGCACCACAGGTAGGTGCACAGGTCGGTGAAGCTTGTGGGGTCTATCTCTGTGATCTCGCGGCCTGTCTGCTGCTTAAAGCGGAGCATAGCCCCCATAGTGGGGCTACAGGGGTATGCCGTGCCGTTGACGTTGATCTCTATGCGCTTCATGCTTCGGCGGTTTCAGGGGTCTCGGTAAGTGCTGACTCGTCGAGGGTATCGGGCTCGCCGTCGTTCTCAAGATTCACGGTATAGGTGGAATTGTCCTGAGCAGGGTCGGTGCGTTCCAGCGAGGCGATTACGAATTTGCCTTTGAGGTATGGTTTGTCGCTGCTCTCGCGCTCCATGCACTTGACCTCGACGCTCTTACCCGCTTTCCATGCAGCCACGAGAGCCTTGTAGCCTGTTTCAGCCTCGCCGTAGAACACGAGACCCTCGGCAGAGATGGAAATGCTCAATCCTGTCACACCCTTGCCTTTCCACAGTCCGGCAGAGATGCCCTTGGATGCGATAGGTTTGACCGCGCGGTCCTTGGTCTCGCTGTTCATAGTGATGGTGTGGGTTGAGCAGTGGCCTACCGCCTTACCGGCGATGTAGACCAGCATGTCGCTACCGTTGCAGTAGCCAGTCTTGTTGCTTGTTGCCATGTCGTTTTTTTGTTGTTAATAAAGGGTTAGATTTTTATACTGAATACGAGCTGTTGCACAAAGGCATCGTCCTGATATGCCTCCTCGCTTTCGGTCAGGCAGCATGAACGCATGCGCTGCCGACCGTGCTCGGCTTGGGTGTGGTCCAGAGCTGCGCGTACAGCCTCGGCAAGCTCCACCCCTTCGGCATACCGCTAGGTGAAGCAGATGACTTCCATCTCGATGGTGTCGGGGCAGGGCTGTCCGCATTTCTGCGGCACGGTAGCCAAAGCCGACCGTCTGTAGGTTATATATGGAAGCTCTGCGCTGTCCGTGACCACCGGGAAAATCTTGCGGGTTCTTGCAGACACTTCGGCATCTTCCAGCAGCACGGCGCGGATGATCGCCCCGGCACTTAGTGATGTCTTAGGTACAGCCATATTTCTTTGCGGTTTTATTTATACTGTTGACTATTTCGTTGTGCAGACTGTCGGTGACGCTGCCACGCACCTCTTCGCGGGTCTTGCGCATGAATCCGTACCGCTTCATGCGTCCTGTCGGATGGCCTTTGCGCGAGCGTGTGAAGATGCGCGTCTTGCTTTTGGTGCACCGGGCGGCGGTGCCTTCCTCAGCCCAGACGAGCACCGGCTTGCCGGTCGCCCCGGGCTTTCCGCGCCGTCGCCGGCTGATGTAGTATCCTTTGCCTCCTTTGCCGTTTTTGCCGGCTCGTTTAGTGCCTATGGTCACGCGGAATCCGGCTTTGCGCTTAAACACCACGGCGCGTATGCCGCGTTCCATCTCGCGGTCACCGCCTATGCTGCCGCGAAGATTATTGACGGCGATACGGCGTACGCGGTTGGCCTCGCGCCTCAATGCTCCGCGTAGAGCTTTAAGACGCTGTCCCGGTGTAAGGGCGGCAAAAAGACGCTGTAGGTTGCTGTCATCGTAGCGCATCGCAGCCATAGTGGTCATTTGTTTACACGTTCGCAAACAAGGGTTTTCA